ACAGCTATCGGCTGCTGATCCCCAATCATCCCGACAACCTCATCATCCATACCGGCCCCAGTCCCGCTGACCTCTCCTTCTACTTGAGCCCCGGGGACTATATCTTGAAGAACTTTTTTTCTAAGAAACTGAAAGGCTTCGGGGCCAAACTCATCAAGGAATACATTAACCGCTGCCTCTGAATCTTCTGGCGACAATTGCCCGGATATTGCCATCACAGCCCTTTCAATCACTAATTGCCCATTGGTTTCCTTTGTCTCAAGCATAGACTCATCAGCCAATTCGTTCTCAACTAAGCGCCCTTCTGCCATCCTTCGGTAATCTCTTTCCCTCTCTCTCTCGGCCCAGCGGTTCCTCTCTTCAGCTTCTCCTACACCGAAGTTAAACCGAGATCCATCAAAAGATGGTGCATTTTGTATTTGTTGGCTGTTAGCCGCAATCATCTCTCTAAGTGCAGAGTCGTCAAAGGATGGTGTATTACTTATATTTTGAGAGTTAGCCGCAATCATCTCTCTAAGTGCGGCATCCATCCGAGCATCGTTTTCTGCCTGCCTAGTCCTATCAAACGCGGGGATGTTTCTATTCTCTACTGCTGAGGGAGTACTGACTAATTCTCTATTAGCACCCCCTGCTTCGGTGTTAGCCCAATCTGCAAAATTAAAATTATTGTAACCGTCCCATCCACTTCCTCCCCCACCACCGGGACGAATGTCCAATGAACCGACTGGTTCGCCGCCACCTTCGTTTGGATTGACGGGAGTCCTAAAGTAATTAATTTCAGGGCTAAATCCGGGCCTGTACCCAGCCAATTCTTCAGGGGATATAACTTCTGTCCCTCTAATCCCAGCTTGGCGAGCGGCGGCCCCGGGGTTGCTTATCTCTGTGTCTTTAAGTCTAGGGATAGAGCCACCAAAAGGCATCTTAACAACACCGCCGCCAGCGAGGCGCTGCAATCCTTTAATATTATCCATGTAATTGTTAGGATCTATAGATGTGATTCCCCCTGCCGCAGCATATTGAGAGTCCCGCGCTACTTCATACCCCGGATAGCCCAGTTCTAATTGATCGTAAGCCCCCACCATGTTTGCCATATTCCTTTGGTACTCTTCTTCCCTCTCTCTCTCGGCCCAGCGGTTCTCCTCTTCAGCTTTCTCTACAGCTTCCATTTGCGCTCTTTGGCCTTCGCCAATTGCTATTGGCGCAAGAACTCCGGGCTCTAGAAATTGTTTCCCAAAAACTCCGGGCTGTTTGAATGGGGCAAGGATCTTATCTCCTGCGGTTTGATCGCCCCTTAAAGAACTTAATCGTTTTGATAGGCTTGCTACCTTTGCATCTGCTGCACTCTTAACCCCTTCTGCACCAAGCAGCTTTTGCATTGGATCTGCCATAGCTATTTGAGATGGGTTTAAAGCCGTAGCTGCTGGAGAAAACGCTTGGTTTGCCAACTCTCCGGTCAAAGGATCTGTCACTGCTGCTGGAGAAAACGCTTGGTTTACCAACTCTCCGGTCAAAGGGTTTGTTGCCGGTACTGCCCCCATTTCTATTGCTTTAGCTATTGGATCTGTAGTTTCTGCTGCTATTGATGCTAAGTTTTGTCCAGCCTCTGAAGCAGCCGTTGACGCATCCCCCAAGGCCGCCGCAGTTTCGCCTATCTGAGGATTTAATGCATCTCCAGCAGCGCCGATAGCGCTGCCCAAGCCAAAACCAGTAAGGCCAGACATAATGCCTTTTTCAAGATCTCCGGTTACAGCCGTTGTTGCCAGCCCTGAGCCGATAGCTCCAGCCAAAGCAGGCATGCCAGCCGCGCTAGTTAACGCAGTACCCAAGACACCTGATCCAAGGGCAGATCCAAGACCTCCAAGCATGGTGCTACCAAACATGCTGCCCAACAAAGGAGCCAAAAATGGTAAGAATGCTTCAGGTTGACCAGTAATAGGGTTGGTTGTCAGTTTCCCTGTAGGAGAAAGGGCAGCAATTCCCTGAACTTCATGGGGATTCATATGGACAAGCATGCTGTCGCCATACCGTCCATGTTGAGCCATGCTATTGGCTATGCCCCGCATAGGGGGATTATTAGAATACATTAACTTGTCTCCACTCCAAATAGATTGAATGATAAGTTTGTAGTGCTTGCATAGACTTTTATAACATCTGTTTGAGCAAAACACATACCTATTACCACCGTAATGGTTTCATTTCCAGAAATTGCCTTATCATAAAATAAATACTGCTTATCATCTGCCGAAGCTCCCGCAACATGAAAGCTCACCCGAAATGTCGCAGCTGAACCATCTCTATTGCATACAACCAAAGAACTAACTGTTGTCTGTGTTAAGTTCGGGGCCGTATAAAGGGTTGTTACTGTTGTCGCTGCCGGGGCTAACTGTCCTAAACTTTTTATAACATCGGTCATGAAGCCCCCATGAGGAGAAACTGAAACCTCCTCACTGCAAGAGAGCCGGTTTTGTCTCCTTGGGTCTTTGCCAGCTCAACATCGTTTTCAAGAGTTTGAAAGGCAAGCTCTATCGTTCTTCTTGTGATTGCCTCGTTCTCAAAGTCATACTCTGGGCGAGATGCCGGTAAAGGGTTGTCTCTTCTGGAAGCCATTACCGCCTCCCGTCCTGACGCATATCAAACCTAAGCCCCCCGAGCCTCCAGCCATAGCCAGTCCCGCTACTCTCTACCCTGACAACAGAGTGCCTTGTTCTATTCCGCACATAAGACTGGGTTGTACTCGGAGTTACTGTTGACGTTGAAAGGACAGCTGCCGTTTCTAAAGGGAAATTGCTGCCTTTAACGATGATGTCAGTTGAGGCATCCGATTGATTCCCGCTAAAAGAAAAATCCGGGATAATCCTCTTCATAAACATAAAGTATTCACCTTCTCCAATCTCAAGGTCGCCAGACTCAATATAGGCGGTCATTGGAGACTCATCCGCGTCATAACCAACTTCCTGCTCATATAAATAATTGTTACCCCCGTCTATAGCAGAACAGGCCAGAGGGTATTGCCGTGTACTTCCACCAACCCAAGCGCCTCTAGTCATCGTTCCTACAGCCCAAAGACCTTCTTCATAGTTATAAGAGACATAATTGGTTACCTCGGTGTCAGCGGAACCTATAGGATAAAACCAAATTACCTCATTGTAATCATTATTCTCAGCAGCAAAAACCTTAAACGACTGGTCTTTGTTTAAGTTGGAAAAAACATAATCCTTTACGGTGCAAGCCAGTGGCTGAACTGCCCCGTTATACATATAAAAATTACCCCTATCCATGAAGTAAACAACGCCTCTGGCATTAACTGCTGCATTAGGCGATATCATTGATATGTCAGTACTTAACCGAGAAAACTGGAAAGTAAATGGAGCGCCAACAAACCTCATGGAATGCAGGCTGGCGTCCGTCCAAATAAGAATTTCTTGTCTTGTCTGGATGGCTCCTATGATCTCAGAGCCAGAATTAATACGAACACCGCCAGCAGTATTAATAGCTGTTGGAGTCCAGTCTGCCGCGTTTTCCTGATCGGAGAATCTAACGAAAAGCGGGTCTATATCAGAAGAACCAATCGGGTTTGTCCCAAAAGCAATAACATGCTGGTCTGTATCGGAAACCATAACCTGCAATGCAATAGTTGGTGGATTAGATGCAGATCCTAACGATGTTAACGGAATACCTCTTGTCCCGGTTCCGCTTGATTCATCCCAATAATAAACGCCGCCGCCTCTAATATTGAAGATTAAATCTTCACCAAAATTATCTTGGCTATACAGTCTTAATTGCCCAGAAGAGGCCACAGAGCTTGCGCTGCCCCATGTGCTGGCTCCCCACGAACCAGACCCCCAGCCAGCACCACTGACAAACGTATTAAGCCCCGTGTTTATTTGATAAACACCCACGGTATTGGAGCCCCCATCCCCAGAATCGCTAGAATTGGCCGTTACCGCGTCGCCATCAGTATCTTTAGCTGTAATGGTATAGGTGTTAACCGTTGGGACAGAGGCTATCTGATATTCTTGATTTAATACCGTTCCGGTTATAGTGCCGCCAAGAGTCGTTGCGGCAGAAAATGTAACAAAATCATTTACAACGGCTCCATGCGCTGTATCTGTAACTGTTAAGGTAGAAGACCCATTTGTTGCAGCAAAAGTAACATCTCCAGCAGATGTTGTTGACCTGACAGGAGTTACATCATTAAAGGAACTTCCTTCGGCAATATAAAATTTAAGATTAGTTCCTAGCCCTATATATTTTATTGACTCCAGAGATGCCCAATCATAAATAGACCGACAAACGCCTAAAAAATACTCTATTGTATATTTCCGCCAGCCACCTATCTTTTCTGGACGCCCCTTTCTAAACCTTATCTTGTCCGAGTCAAACCACCCAGCGTCAGCCGTGTATTCGGTTCCTTCTTTATTAACACCCGGAGCAAATTGAATTTTAGATAATGACATATCATGTACGGAAGGCGCTACGCCGCGCCCGCTGGTAGGCCGGTGTCAGGTTTGATGTGTCAAATCCAACTCCCGCCAACCCGCCACGCGGGCCACCCAACATTGGGACAATCCCTTGAAATTGCGCCTGACGGGGAGAAGGCTGCCCCATCACTGCTTGGCGCATGTTTCCTGACCCAAAAGGACTACTGCCTCGAAACTGCCCACCTCCGGGGAGTTGACCTCCGAAAGCGCCTTTTCCTCTCCCACCACCGGGGAGCTGATTTCCGGGGAGCTGAACACCACCGGGGGCACGACCGCCTTTGCCGCTGCCGCCTTTGCCGCCTCCGCCACCATAGGGTGGTGGCTGATCAGGTGGTGGCTGATCAGGTGGTGGTGGCTGATCAGGTGGTGGTGGCTGATCAGGTGGTGGCTGATCAGGTTGATAGCCCTCGTAAGCTTGGTAATGTGGATTATTAAAGTCATACATATTAGATGGACGGCCTCTACCGCCAAACCTATACGACATATCCGGTGTTCTTCCGTAACCGAAAGGGATATTAGGCTGAGTGTAACTACCGCCTCGACCGCCTTTGCCGCCTCCGCCTTTGCCGCCTCCGCGCTGGGGTATATTCTGATTTTGTCTCCAAGGGTCACGCGGAGAGAAAGGAGATGGCATCCACGGGTCACGCGGAGAGAAAGGAGATGGCATCCACGGGCCCCGAGGGTCTGTCCTCGGCTCCTGCATTGGATACACATATTCCGGGTATGTTGGAGAACTTGGAGGCTGCGGGTAATAACCTCCGGGCTGGGGTATATTCTGATTTTTTCTCCAAGGGTCACGCGGAGGGAAAGGAGGTGGTCTCCAAGGGTCACGCGGAGGGAAAGGAGGGGGTATCCACGGGCCCCGAGGGTCTGTCCTCGGCTCCGGGATACGAATATCCGGCATTTTTAGCGTTCGGGGAGGCATTCTATTATATTGAGGCGTAGATTCGCCCAAACTGCCCCAACTGCCCCTAATGTTGATGCCGTCAAATTGTGGTGGAAGTGCTTGCATTCTATCTCTCCTGATATTCTCCAGATCTAATCATCTGGCAAACTTCTAAAGCTCTATCTCCAACTTGGGAGGCCCACCTACTGTCGTAAAATTCATCTGCTGCGGATTCATAATCCCCAGTTTCCGTATGTCCTAAAGCCTTAACAA